GGCTCAGATGAAAACCGCGATAGTCTTTCCGTGATCGTATCAAGCAAGCACGGATACGACGGAGCTACTCGCTACTATGAAATAGTAATGCTATGCGCTTACGGCACAATAAACCGGCACGGCTCTAGTTTTGAGAGCTTACGCCTAGCCCGTAAGAATTGGGATAGCTCTGTTGCTAGCTTTCCGGCTTGCGAGTGTCACGGGTGCCAATTAGATCGGGCAGGGCGTAACTAATGACTAAGAGAGCTTTCCGGTTATTTTGGGCAGGATACGCGCTACTCTTTATTTTCTGCCTATGGGCAGGCGTATTTAAGTATTAAGGCGTAATCGGGGGCTAAGGCTTAGGTCTTAGCTCCCTGTTATCTCTTAAACTAAGAGAGAGCCGGCGAGAGCCGGCATAAAGTAAAGGTGAAATATGTCTAAAACTATTATGAGCGCGGAGAGCTTAGTGCTATGCCTAGCCGGCGAACACTTAACCCTGCCCGCGCTAATTGTGGAAACTATCAAGGCAAACCCTGCGCTATGGGCGCAGGTAAGAGCCTATGGCAAGGGAAACGCTAGCTATGAGAGTGTGAGCGAGAGCCTAGCGGGCTACCTATGATTACACTAATTCTAGCTACCTGCGCCGGTCTTGCCGGCGTGGGTATTGCATTAAGTTTCGATCCCATTAACGAGATAGAGAGCGAGAGCAAGTGAGCGGGAAAGCTACGCAGGAGCTAATTCAAGAGATATACGAGGCTAATTATTCCCATATAGACTTTATGGACAATATGGGCGGAGAGTGCGAGTGCGCTATTCATAAACAGCTTATTGACTTATGCCTATCCATAGGCTTTGACCCGAGAGATAACGAATAGCCGGCGAACTATCCTAGCTAGGTCATTGACTTAGATAGGGTAGTCTGCCTACTATAAGATAGAGGGAGAGAGCGAGCAAGTAGCTCGCTTATTAACGAAAGGTAAATAATGACTAGATATATTGTAGATATAAAGGTAAAGGGTAATCTACGCGCCTTTATTGAACACGATAGCGCAGATGAAGCTATCGAAGCGGTTAAAACTGAAATGCTAACTAACCTACCGGAAGAGCTTGGCGATTTCGTAATTGAATTAAATGGTTTTAGCAACGCAGAAGCGACAGAGAGCGAGGACCAGGACTAATGAAAGTAGCACAGATTAAAGAATATCTCAGCGCATATTCAGATGAAGATGAACTGATGATTAGTTGGCACGATAAGACTAACTTTGAATTCATCTTTGATAAGGAATTGCCTGACGAGATATGGCAAGAAGCAGTTCGCATATTTAACCGCGCAGATTTACAAGACTTTATGGAAGAGTGCCACCACTTTGTAATGGTTGCTAAGGACAAGGTGCAAGGTAATGAGTGAGATAACGCTACCGGCAGGGTTTAAGTTTGAATTCTTAGACGAACAAGTAGAGGACGATAACCAACAAGACGCTAGCTTCTATGTCGGTTACGATAATCTAATCGCAGAAATTACCGGTAACGGAAAGAGGTTTCAAGTTTTCTGCGTAGGTGAAATGCGTATTCTCTATAAAGACGAGATATATAGAAGTGCTAATCACCTAATGAAAGACGCACAGATTACGACAGATAAACAACTCTACGATCTACAAGATAGTGAAGAGCTGGAGTTTATTAACAATGCTTGGTTTGAGTTTTCAAATGTAGATGATATAGATGATTACTCAGAGCCATTACACGGGGCTAAAGAGGCAGTATTAGAGGCAATAAAGGAGATGAGCAAGTGAGCAAAGAAATACCCGTAGAGGTCTACGAGCAACTCTATGTATCCAATAGAGAGCTACTTAATGATGAGTTAAATAGCGTTGATATTGACTTTAATAAGGTCTATCTGCGCTTTAATCGTATGATGAGTGCGCTTGAATATGTGGAGCAATATAAGCTGGAGCAAGCGAGGAGACATAAACTATGACCCTATGTTTAGAGTGTGATCGGTGGTATGCCGGCAGTTATTGGGCGCATATTTACTATGCACATAAGGACGAGAGTGAGAGGGAAAGCTGGTGAGGACTTGCCAATGCTGGAAAACCTACCAATGCCTACTATGTGAGGACATAGCTACCGGCAGGGTAGTAATCAACGAAGAGGGAGAGGTCAAGAGGGTAGTGCGAGTATCTACCCCACGCACCTACACGCCTAGAGTAGTGGCTCAATGTGGAACTAGAGCAGGCTATAACAAGCACCGGCGAGAGGGAACTGCCACTTGTGCAGAGTGCCGGCAAGCACAAAGTAATTATGTAAATGAAATTCAAAAGAGAAAGAGAGCAAGTTAATGAACGATATACAAGAGTATGAGTTACGCACACGACTAACGCATAACGAACAAGTTGAGCGATTTGGTTGGTGCATTTGTGAGGGCGGTCAAGGACATATATCAGAGGGGTGCAACAATGGGTAATATAGTGAGCTGGATACCAAAGCCTAGTAATCGTATCGTGATGTATGAGGTATTGGGTGAGAACGATAAGAGTGAGTTCGGATCAGAGAGTGTGAACGAGGTATTGGGTTGGTTTAGTCGTAACCCTATGGGTAAGCGGATAGTAGTAACTAATTGGTTTGCTGATGATGAGGACGCGAGCCCGATAGGTGAGAGCATAGATGTAACTGCGCTGGTGCTTGCCTCTATCGCTAGTGGGAGAGGGAGAGCGTGAGTGTATTAGTTGTATTCGCTATCATTGCGGTAGTATGGGTCATTATTGTAGTAGGAGAACTGCGTGACTGATGAGTTAAAGAGGAAGATAGCAAGCGCTGAGAATATGGCAGTGCGCCAACGTAACTACCGGAGAGCAAGAGATCGAGCGTTAGCTCGCTTGGCTCAGGCACATAGAGGAGAATATCTTGAACTTCTGGCAAAAGAAAAAGAAGCAGATGAGCAGGAGGGCAAGAGGTGGCATTACCATTCTAACAATGATGTTGATTTGTGGTCTCTTGTTACCGGTAAAGCAGGTAAGAGTAGAAGAGATACCGCAGATATTTCACAAGACGAAAGCGACAATGAATGAAAAGAAACGTAATAAAAGTATCGCACTCGAGTATAGTCGTATCGCTTTCGGATATACGGCAAGAGAGAGAGCGTGCTTGCTCACCCTTTGGACCCGTGAGAGCAGGTTTGACCAGCTCGCAGATAACCCAACATCAACAGCTTTCGGAATTGCTCAGTTGCTTGGAGAGAAAAGTAGAGATCCTGCAATCCAAATTCTTAGAGGACTTCGCTACATCGAGACCCGATACGGAGAACGAGGTGCTTGTACCGCTCTACGTCACTCCGATAGACACGGATGGTACTGATGTGATAGAGTAAGAGAGTTCTCCTAATGAACAAACCCCTACCGGTTATACCTTTCCTGGTAGGGGTTCTCTTATGCCAATCTTTTGTTAATCATCTCGCAGTATTCGGCGCTGATTTCACTACCAATCCACCTGCGATTTAATTGTTTAGCTACATACGCAGTGGTGCCCGAACCCATAAACGGATCGTAAATTAAATCATTCTCTTTAGACCAACTAATAATGTGGTCGTGAGCGAGAGCTTCAGGAAATGGAGCAGGATGTTTCCATCCATTAAAAGATGTAGTGTATTTCCAAATGTTATTACGTGGTGAGAAGTCAGGCACTGGGTTCTTTAACTTACCAGAGAAGTCTTTATGTCCAGCCCATTTGTTAGGCTTATCGCATATAAGTTGAGTAGGAACTTTGCCCTTGGCAAAGACAAACATATACTCAAATATCTGTGTGTATCTATTACCATTAGCACGAGCAGGATAGGCAGGGCTATTCTTCTCATAAATCATAGTGTCGTGTAACTTAAAGCCAAGCTCTTTGAAATAGAGCGCTTGTTTAAAACTGCTACCACTTTCACTGCCGTTAATGACAGCATCACCTACCACCCATACCAACATACCATTAGGTTTGGTTACACGATATAGTTCTTTGGCTATAGTTTCAAAGTCAAACGAGTAACCATTGTATTCACGTAGGTTATCGTAAGGTGGAGAGGTAAGTGTTAGGTCTATGTATCCATCTGGCATACCTGCCATAGTGGTAAGACAATCTTCATTGTGTATCATTTATCCGTAGAATACCAGCCACGTCCACGAAACTCAATAGCAGGAGCGCTCCATACCCTACTCATAGTAGCGTGGCAGTCCATACAAATAGGAGCACGCTCCTCTTCAGTAATACTACGCTCTACTTCTAGTTCACTATTACATTGGTTGCACTTGTATTGGTATCTCATAGTTGCTTGCCATCCTTGATGTGTAAGTAACCAACAACCTTAGTCTTATTACCACGATAGTTAAACTCTGTATTCTGAGGAAGCCAACGATCTTCCCACTCAGGTTCAGGCATAACGTTTAAATCAAATGACCATACACCCTCAGGTGTAGAGTTTATATAGGCAGGTTTCATACCGAGAAACTTAGCAGCTGCAACGATAGCCTCATACTTTATCTTCTCAATAATCAAATCGTCATAGTGTTTGTTACGTGACTTGAGTTCTATATATAACTTATCCTTTGCGCTAGTGCAATCAAAGGTAGCAAACTTAGATTCAGACTTCTCTAAATCTGGGTAGTAGAACTCTTTGAGGAACTCAAATAACTCTGGTTCTTTTAATACCAAGGATTATCTCCGCCAAGATTATCTTGTAACTTACTCATAGCGTTAGCCACTCTACGATCAGCGGTAGAGATAGATACTTCTAGGAACTGAGCTAACTGATTAAGTGTCCACTCATCAAAGTAACGCTTCTCTAAGACATCTCTATCTTCCAGGTCCAGCAGTTGGTAGGCCTTCTTAATATCAATTAAGATAGCAAGAAAGTTACCTGATTCAGCCGGAGCAGAAGGTTTCTTCGGCTGACCATCATCTACCAACTGCTGACCTTGCTCAAGGGGCGAGCCTTTTAGGATAGAGGAGATAACAAATGGAAGTAATTGTGCGATGGTAGTGGTCTCATAAAAGGCTTCATCACCTATCTGATAACCAACCTTAGTTGCCTTTTCTTTTCTAGCGTAGCGCTCTGCAACTCTTTTAATCTGCCAACCAATCTTACGTTCATTCTGTACACGCACTTCAGGGTTGGGTTCATCTAGTAATTCTCTAAACTTTGTATGCTTACTTGCTGCAAATAGGTAACACTCTTGTCTTACATCTGCCTCATCTACAAACCTATGAAACCTACGAGCTATAACTCTGGCAACGCTTGGCACAATATCATAGAGCGCCGGATGTAAGTCAGTCACAATCAGGACCGCTATCAGATGTTGGCCATTGACCATCAATAACTAATAGGGCAATAGCTGAGTAGTTCATAAGATCAAGGAATGAATCGCGTAACGATTCGTGCTCAGGGTTTTTATACTTAGCGTTATCTATTAGGTGGTTGATGCGTGCAGTCTTATCGTGCATACGTACACGTAACCCATTGAGCGCACCGCCCGGTGCGTTAGCTATATTTAGTGGACCATAATCTGCGTGCTTAGATAGAAGTATTCTACGTGCCTCTTCATACACAGCCCATACTGAATCTTCAAAGTCACTCACTCGCCACTCCAAATAATCTTCTCGTCTCGTCATATCCGTTTTGTAGGTAATAGTCCGTTATGTCTAAACCTGCAGGTAAGGATACTATAGTTGCGTTAATCACCTCACTTGCGACACGCCGAGCAAACTCTTGTCCTGGGTTAGTTCCATCTTCCTTGATGTCATTATCTCCAGCAACATAAACCATATCGTAACCATTAAGTAATCGTGGATAGTGCTGCTTCCAAGCAGCTACACCTGGACAACCAACTGCAGGTAGACCAAGTACACCTGATACCACGATGGTATCTAACTCACCCTCGCAAACTACAATGCGTGCACTACGTTTAGTAATATCAACTACGTTGTAGAGATGACTGACTTGACCAAGAGGTGAGCCATACTTAGGTTTACCATCATCTAACCTACGAAACTTAAAGCCTACGCACTTACCTAACGCAGTGATATATGGAATAGATAACCAACCGGTATGGTGTTCGTGACCAGGCAGCGCATCAACAACTGTGCCTAATGAGAATAACGCAGCTACCTCTTCAGATATTCCACGAGCGCTTAGATAATTTAGCGTTGCCTCGTCTATCCGATCCGCGTAACGATTGGCCGCTTCCAGCAACGATTTCGTGTGCTCGCTTGAGTGCATCTCTAAACTCCAACTCCTCTTTAATCATAATTATATTTACTGCGTTGCCACCTTTACCGCAAGTATGGCAGTAATAAAGGTTGTCGTATGAGTTGATAACAGCACTGGCCCTACTATCGTTATGCAATACACACTTAACCGGTGCAGCTTTACCATCTTTTACTTCGCCCCCGTAGTAAGAAACGACTGCCTTTATGGAGACTGCGTTTGCATCAGAGGAGCCTTGCCCTCTTTTGCCTGAACGTGGCCTTTGCCAACCTTGTGCTGACACGTGCAATCCCCCTCGCATTGAGCGTGCAGTACGCCAGCACTACCGGTATCACCAATAGAGTTAGCCATACCTGCACCACTACACATCTTACAAATCATTCGCTATCCTTTTTTGGTTCTTCTTTCTTAGGTTCATTAGGGTTAACTGGCCCCTCTGATGTACTGATTATTCCCTCTGGTGTTGGCATTAGTTTCTCTATTCTTTCTAATATGTTTACTATGTCTTGTAATGCAAAAGCAATATTCTCTATAGGAGTATATTCCCAGTCGCTCATTGCTTCTCCTCTAACCACTGATCAAGTGATTGTATTACCCACGTTTGGTTTATCCCCTTACGCTTACGCTTCCATAAGACGTAGTGGAAAGGTGTCTTAGTATTCCTAGCCTTTGCATAGTTAGTTGCTTCTACTTCTATCTGATTCCAGAAGTTATCAAGTTCTAACTTAGCTGTGTTCTTACATTCAAATAGGTAAGTCTCACCTGCCACGATAACTACGACATCACCCTCATCATCTTTACCTGCTAGTCTCAGACGCTCTGCGTTAAAGCCTAACTTCCTAAACCACTTGATGATATCTAGTTCAAAGGTAGCACCCTTAGTCTTATTGTACTTCGGACTGCTCATCTAACTTCACTTTGTTAACCTTGTAACGTAGCTGACCATCTTGTTCTTCCACCTGTACAATACCGGACTCGATAAGTAGGCTAGCAAAACCAGCAAAATCATCTTCCAACTTTTTAATTTTATTCTTGACATAGTTCAATTCCGTTTCGTGCTTCATCCTAGTAAGTCAACCGCCTCTGTTATTCCTTGTTCTAATGTTATCTTAGGTGTATAAAATTCTAGGAGCTTAGAGTTATCCGACACTCGGTGCATACAACCAACCGGCTTATCAGGATTAGTTTTAATCTCACCCTCGTATCCCACTTCTTTCATACACATCTCTGCTAGTTCTAAGAATGATGTTGAACGACCAGTTCCTAAGTTAATAGGACCAGTTACACCTAATCTAACTGCTGCCATTACTGCGTTAATTACATCAGTCATATGGATAAAGTCTCTTGTCTGTGTGCCTGGACCCCATACTTCAAATGGATTATTCATATTGATAGCACGTTTGACATACATTGGGAACGGATAGGTCAGGTCTTGATCCCATCCATAGCCAGAAAATGGCCTAAAAATATGGACATTTGGTACAAACTGGGCAAGATATTCACCTGTTAACTTGCTCCAACCATAGGTCATATCAGGTAAAGCAAACATTTCTAGGTTGATATCAATCTCTTTTAATCTAGTATCTTCAAGTGTTTTCTTTGCATCTTCACTTTGTTTCCATATTGGATATGCAGCTGATGATGAGAAGTAAACAATCTTATGTGGCTTAGTCTTTAAGCACCATTGAAAGAACTCTGAATCGATAGATAGATTATCGGCAACTGCCATCGGTCTACCCTCAATAGATTCTCTACCACCTACGATAGCAGCTAAGTGGATAACAAGATCATATTGCTTATCTTCTTTCTTAAAGAAGTCACGGCAATCTGTACCTGTCTTGATATCAATACCGGTTACGTTATGACCATCAAAATTATCTCTAAAGTATTTACCAACAAATCCCTCACTGCCCGTGATTAATACGTCCATCATTCCCCCAGTCATACATATACGTTACGTGTCCTGTCTCTTGTATTGCCATATCTCTATCGCCTTGATAGACATAGACATCGTTCTCATCTACAGCGCAACCAATATGGCATAGCGTAGATAGACGCTTGCGCTTAATCTCTCTTACTTCACTTGGTGGTTCAGTTTTAATATTGTAATACTCATCGTGGATGAGGCAGTCATTAGCTACGTGTGGATATATCTCATCCATTAGAAACTTCTGGTCTGCCATATACTCATCAAAGAATCTATGGTCTAATAACTTCTTGTGCATTAGGTTGCCATAGGCGTAAGTTTTCATAGCAAACATACCTGCACTGATGGTGTAGTTATGTCCTGTCGGATGGTCTCTAATGATATGGAAGTTAAAGTTACTATCCATAAACTCTTGGTGTGCCTCAGCTTCACGAATAGATAACCTTGAATCTACATCCCTAGATAGCACCACATCTACATCTGTATCTATGCACGCCATAAAGCGCCACGTCCTAGAAATACTATTCTCTACATCATCTACTCTAATTAACTCTACATCTGGAAAGGTAAGCAAGGTAGATAGCACCCATCTAGGTACGCTCTTGCCATAGTAATACCTAGATGTAAAGCCAGGAAAGAATCTCTGTGCCAACTCTGCGTTCTTGATAGCGCCAACTAAGAAGCGCATTTCAGTTCCGTAAAGTGAATAAGAGATTACTTGTTTCATAGTCCGAGTGCTGTTGTAATCTTCTCTAGTTCGCCTGCAAAGTCCTCTTCCATATAGCGATGCAACTCCATACGATCTGCATTAGCTACCTCGTTAGAGTTTGCTTCACGATACTGCTCATCCCATTCAACCTTACCGGCTACAGGATGTAGGTGTTCAATGATTACGTTATCGAAATACCACAAGGTACCAAGACGTTGACCAAGAATCATCCAGTAGTTATCCATATATAGATGCACCAACTTAGGCGGTGCCATATAACCTACTGCCTTGATGATGTTAGTAGACATCATTACTGCTGTAGCTAACTGATGCTTCTGTAATAGGTCATTGCCGTAAGCAAGACCATAACCCTTATGTGCAATAGCCTTAGTTAAATACTCATCCCAACTAGGTGTCTGCACCAAGTGGTCATCACCTAGAAAGAAGATAGTCTCATACTTATCTGCATACTTATTGGCTACCAAATTAAGTGTGCCATTCATACGCAGTCTCGGGTTCACCTCATAGGTAACACCATCTAAGCGTGGGTATAAATCTGATTGGTCATCATCAATAGCGATAACAAAATCTGACATTACGCTATGTTCTTTTAAAGCGTTGATGCAACGCTCTGCATTATCTGGTCTACTTCTAGTAGGCAGAATAACTAGGTTGGTGTTCATTGATATAAAGCCCCTTGATCGAACTGCTTAAATATGTGGTTGTTTAAATTCATATCTGTAATCTGGCAAGCTGCGTAGTTAGTATCTAGTTGTGCATAGTCTCTACCATCAGCCTGATGTGGACCGAAGCGGTTCTTAACTGATGCAACTTTAAGTATCTTACCCATAGGGTCATAGCCTAACGTAAGAATTAACGCAGGTAACTGCGACACCTTACCTTGAATAGCCCTGCGTGCAGCAGGGTCTGTGCCATTACCATACTCACTTGCCTCTGATACGTGGTGTAGCACTAAGACGCAAGCCTCTGTACTACGAGCCATATCGTGCAACTCCATCATAATTGCACGAAGTCCGGCCCATTCGTTGTCAGTCTCAGCTGCAACATTCATTAGGTTATCTACTACTATTAATTCAGGAGCAACTCCATAGAGTTCTATGTATGCCTTGACTTCTAACTCAATATCATCTAGTGATGGAGATGAATCAAATACCCACTGGATGTGTTTAATCTTCTCGAAGTATTCGTCATAGTATCTATTACTATTATTGAGGTTAGTTTCAACTGTCACTTGTGAGTGACCTGATATATGTGCTGCTGCACGGATCATCACCGTCGTTATGTCCGTATCTGCAGAGAAGAATAGGGTTGGTCTAGCTGCTTGTATTGCATAGACAAGAGCGAACATAGACTTACCTGCATTGGGAGCAGCTGCCACCATACAGACTTGTCCACGTCTGAAGCGTATTGACTTCTCTTTAAGTGCTTTCCAAACATCAGGCAGAGGTGTTGCTTTGGTATTAGCACCACTCCAAGCCCTAGTTAAACTAAGCACTTTGCCTCTTTCTCTTTACTCTAATACGTTGACGTTCTTTCGAGGTTAGACCACCCCAGATACCAAACATCTCGTTATTGATTCCCCACTCTAAACATTCTTCTTTATGGGTGCACGAATGACATAGACGTTTAGCCATTTGTATCTCTCGTGAATCTTCTGCCTTATCTGGAAACCAGAAGTCACTTCCTACTTCAGCACAAGCGGGCTCCTCATACCACCAGGGCCCACGCATTGGTTATCGAACCCAGATAGTTTGGCACTTGTCTGTTGCACCCTTTGGTGCAGCACACATCCAGCCCTTCCAAGGACCCTTAGCGCTTACGCCTTCTTTGTATGACATCGATCCGTGCTTACATACCTTATCGCTAGAGATTTCGGTAGCACCTAGTTGCACCTTTGCATTAGCAAGGTTAGCTGATGGTGATGAATCAGCACCAATAGCTGCTGCTGTTGCAGTAATGATGGTTGCCTTATCAGCAAGAGCAATGAGGTGACCCTCTAATTCATCTGCATCTTTTGCATAAACATTAATCAATGTTCCGTTGGCTAACTTATAGTTAACCTGTAATCCTGTGTCCTGGCCTGCAGCCATTTAGTTTCCTCCAGTTTGTTTGATAGATAATCTCTGTGATTCCTTGCCCTCTTTGTATGGTATCTCTATCCCATTTAACTCAAGAGCTTTGGTATCTACAGTCTTACGTCCTGCAACAGTGGTCCAGTTAATTGCTAGACCTGATTGGGTCACTCCAAGTAGACCCGCAAGTGAATCTTTTAAACCCTCTTGCTTCTCTTCCAATTCTTTAATTTGCTGACCCAGTTGCAGATAAAGCAAGGCCGCCTTATCCGCATCTGGATCCGCTATTAAATTTTCCTCAACTACTTTGCCATCTTTTTTTTTAAGTCCTACGCAGCCAAGTTCCCCACTAGCGTCGTAATACTTGCAGTAATGTTTACAATAGTTTTCATCACGTTCCGGCTCAGGAGCTTCGGTTGATTCCTTGATTGCAGATAGCCAGTTCAGTGCTTCTTCTGCAATCGACGGGTCGTATGGTTCTGAATGGACTTTGATATCTCGCTCATCACCATCACGTGCAATGGCTACCAAGTTAACATTAACGGGCTTCCCCTTCCCGCTCTTGTCAAGTAGGTAACCATAAACCTGAACCTGCCAACGCTGTTGGGTGCTAGGAAAATAGCTAAGGTTTGATTTCTTAACTGTTTTCCAATCAACAACATCGCCAGTCTCAGGAATCCATAGGTCAATGTGAGCTTTCATCTCTCCGTATTCAACGGTCTGCTCAACAACATACTTCTTACCAGTAGGATCTGCCATCTCCAACGCCTCTTCAATATGTGCGTGGATAGCAGTACCCATAATGGCAGCTAATTTCATTTCATTATCGTTAGTCTCAGGTTGGTCATTTAATCTATACCAAACCTTACGACGGCAACCACCTAACTCTGATGGTCCAATCTGTACCTGAGTAGAACGTGGTCGTGAGTTCTCCTTAGCGTGGAGAATATCTACTAGGAACTCTTTCATAGTTCTAATTCTTTCAAGGCTTCAATCGCTCTGTCAAGTCCTTCGTTGATACCAGATAGGAAGCTATCCTCATTACTGGTTCCATAGATATTTAAACTTACACGTTCTTCTGATATGCGCTCTGTAATCTTTGCAATCATATCTTCTTTAATGATAGGAATTGTTTTCTCCATCATTTACCTTTCTTAGTGGGGAAAATATTCTACACTACACATCTCTTGGTTTGTCAACTTCTTCTGGTTTAAAACCAAATAGCCATTCAAGTAGGTCGGGATTATCTTTAAGTACATCCACGATGTGATAACCCACTAGGTCGCAAACCTCTTCGATATTAAATCTCTTTCTATCACATAGTAGAGATTCAAAGATAACCGCGTGAGCTACCTCGTGCATTAGTACACGTACGAGTTTATCTTCCGGTAGGCGATGTCTAATGGAGATACGATTAGTGGCAGGATCTGTTAGCCCATAACTATCTTCTTCGTTATGGTTATAGTCAATGCGATACTTCTGTCCAAATATCTTCACCGAGTAGATGCGTGCCATAAATTAATCATATCACATCGCGTGGCTTCGGCGTGTCTTACGACACGTCTTAGTGGGGTTTGAGTATAATACGAGCCGTAGGCGAGTTACTGTACGGCACCGAGCCTTGGCGGCTCGGAGTATAGCCAGGCGAGGTACTTACGGTAGTACATCCCACCTTCCGTCTACCTACCCTGCCAAGAAACTAATGGAGAATATACCAGAGAAGTTCGCACCAGACCTCAGATCGATAGGACCAACTCATATCTGCATCTGCGGTTGCACTGTCTTTGAAACCATTATCAGCTTTGATGACTACGCTATCTCTTGGTGGTTCCTAGAAGGCAAGTGCATTAACTGCGATGCCAAGGTAACTCTTCCTTGCCCTGTGGATAAACCAGAATAAGGGCATAAAAAAAGAACCCCACCCTTTCGGGTGGGGCTGTAGCCTCGCAGTCGAACTTAGTTTACTTCTTGACTGTCATAGTTAAATCATTCTTAGGGTTAGCCCAAGCAATGATTACTGGTACCAATGCAAGCCATACTACGTTAGCTGCGCTCTTCCAATCTGCTGTTGAGAAATCAAGTGGTGACTTGCCGATAACTACTACTGCTGTCAGTAGGTTACCTACGAACCACTTTGCCCATACTTCAAATATCTTCTTGTTAATCTTCACATTTTCCCCCATCGTGGATGGCCAAATCCACTGATATATACCGGTAGTTTTTTTCTATTCTTCTGTTTGTACGCTCTAATCTTCAAGCAGACTTCTCCGCCATTAGATTGAGAACCTTGTTTTCCATCAGGAACCGTATTGCCTTCACAGGTAGTTACCGTTCCATCTAAATTATCCTTGATAACAATACCGACGTGATCAGTTTTATCACCGCCAGGGAAATCAAAGAAAACAATATCGCCAGGCTTGGGAGTAGCAGATTCTGCATTAGACCATTGTCCTATTCCTTTAAATGATTCAACTCCACCAGGTGTCCAGACTACGTTAGGTAGCTTTGCCTTTACTTGAGCAGCACACCACATAACAAAAGAACCACACCAAGGCTGAAAGTTATGCTTGGTAAAAGCGCCATACTTAGTCTCATTATTCTTAGGACCTTCTTTGGTTCCTACCTCAGCAAGTGCTACTTCAACGAACTTTTCTCGTTTAGTTTTCATTACTTATCCTTGAGTATGTCGTAGATAATCTCTACCTTAGTCTCCAATTTAGTTAGGCGGTCATTCATACTAGCTCCGCCATTAGGTTTAAGCTCGCTCAGATAGTGCTTTATTAGCCATCTAAACCCCGCACCTACGGCGATTAGAACGGCAAGGAAGCCTGAGATAGTGGTAGCCCATTGGTCTATAGTCATTGCTCTCCTTATGAGATGGTTCTTATTGTGATCTAGCAGAGCC